GCTTTTTCAAATTTAAATGTAGTTACTGTTGTATCTAATTCTTTTTTTTCCATTGTAAAATAAGACAAAGGTCTTACATTATATTCTTCTAGAATTTTAGAATTGATTTTATATTCTTTCCAGTAAGTGGCATCTAAATTAGTCCAGTGTCTCATTTCAAAATCTATTACTTTAAATTTATCATGAAACTGCATTACTTTTTTTTCACTTACTTTATGTGTAATTATATATTCTTGATAATCATTAAAAATTTTAGCTACTGCAAAACTTCTATCAGTAAAATTATACAAATGTTTAATTAGTTCAATAGTATCCCCTTGAAAACCTGAAGAAAAATCTTTAAACTTATAAGAATCGGATTTCAAGTCAAAATAAATAAACATTGAAGGCACTTTGTCTTTAGAATTAAATGCTGACAATATTTTAATATCTTGTCCTGTTAATTTTTCTTTCAGATTTAAATAATACTCAAATACCCATTCTTTTGGGACATCTTTTAAACTGGCTATTATATTTTTTGTTGAAATCATAAAAGTAATTAAAAAATTAAAGAGGACATTATTGTTAACATCCTCTTTAATTAATAGATGTTAATCTAAACTAAAATCAGAAGATGCTTTAGAAGGGATAGATAAATCATCATCATCATCACCAAATGCAGTAACAGTTTTTACTTCAGTTTTCTTTAAATGAAGTGCTTCATTATAAACTATTACTTTAGAGTTGCCTTTAGCACCAAAGCCATAGGCTCCTCTATCAGCTTTTGCTATATTCATATCATAATTAATATAACCTGTTTTGCCCATATATTCTTTACCTGCAACACAAAAATCCATATAAATATCTTGGAATTGTGCATTAGCATTAAAAGCATCAATAAAAGCATCAATAGTTTCATGTTTACCGTCTTGTTGAGTAAACCATTCATTAATATCTAAGGCTTTGCAAAAGTTTTGTAAAAATATTAAAATAGAGCGGTCTCTTTGAATTTTGATTCCAGATTTAGTTTCTCCATCTGCAAACGCATATTGACTAGCTTTTACTCTACCAATTTGACCTTTGTAATGACCTTTACTTTCATCATCTTTATCAATCATAAATCCTTCAAAACCTTCAATTGGTTCTGTCTCTAAATTTAACATTAAATGTTTTGCACCATCAATGAATTTAAAATCATCTAAAAAGATATTGTTAAGTTTTAAAGTGTGATTACCTGGGGCAATTGTTTTTGCCATACCTGTTCCACCTGTTCCTAAATCTGTTGTACTTAAAGCCATTTTTCTTTTTGTTTTTATTTATTATTATTTGTAAATCTTTTCCCAGTGAAATTCTAATTCACCATTTTCATTCATTTCAGAAATTACTATTTCTTCATTTCTTAAGTGTTCAGGTCTTGCTCCACATGTAACTTCATCATTAGTTTTAAATGATAAAATAGTTTGGTTACCTTTTCTAAACATATATCCTATAGCGTCAGAATGAGCACATATAAGAGATTTTATTTTACCTGTTAAATCAATATTTGCAGCTAACACCATTTCACCTTTATCATCTACTTGTTTATCTTTAAGATGTCCTGATAAAATAATATAGGGTGCTAAAGTATCAATAAAATCTAGAACTTGAAAGAAAGCTTGTCTTAAATATAAATAACCCGCACCATTTGGTAAGGATAATACATTTTCACCATCATAGTTCTTACCCATAGATGTATTTTTGTAAAGCTTTATTGCAAGAGGCATGACCATATCTTCTAATGAAGTTACTGTATCTATAGTAACATATTTATAAGGTTTACCTGCTTCTTTAATTGCTTTACCTGCTTCTAGAAGTTCTGCCAATGTGCTTACTTTAATTTTTAAAGCTTCTACATAATCAGCTCCATTTTCTAAATCTATTAATAGATTATTTTCTAAACCTGCAAAAGCACTTGTTTTACCTGTTTTAGGCTTAGAATAAATAATTAACCTTTTTGGGTTAATTCTTTCCGCTTTTACTTTTTTAGTTGGAAGTACTATACTCATAATTCATCTTTTACTGTTTTTATAATAATATTTAACCAAGACTTATCACTAACAGGTTTCATTAACATGATTGCTGCTAAGTCCTTAACAGTCATTTCTGACAAAGGACAATCTTCACTAGCTGCATCAAGTTTCATTTCTTCTTTATCAGAAACAAAAGCTTCTTCAAAATCAGGAAATAAACTACTTTGTAGTTTGGGAAGTTCTAACTCTTCTTTTTTTAGATTAATCATAGTCTCAGTTTTTCTTTTTTCATAAAGAGCATGTGTTATTTCAGTAGCATCTTTAAGAACTGCAATCATTTCAGAAATAGGAACTGTATACAAAACATAAGGTTCTCCCTTAAAATTTGTACCATTCTTTGTTTCATATTCTTCTGTATAAAAAGGATTATACTTATATTTAAATAATTGTCTATCCTCTGAGAAAGGAACAATATTTACTAATTCTCCATTAGCATTATTAACATTATCACAAAACTCAATATAGATATCTTCTCCTTTTCCAATCTCAGATTCAAAAAGTTGAAGAAATCTTCCATATTTACCTTTTTGAAAAAAAGCTGTTTTAATAATAAATAATGGATCTTGATTACCAATTGCTTTAAATGTATCCACGTGATGGATAAAAAACTCTTTTTCTTTTTCTTTTCTTACATTCATTTTTATTTTATTAAATTGACATTTTCTTTGTTGCTTGAGCAGGTGTATCTATCTCAACTATTCTCATTGTGCTTCTATCTAATTTGAAAAAACTAATTCTTGTAGTTCCATTTCTAGATTTAAGAAAATGAAATACTAATATGTCTTCATCATTTATAATAAATCTTTCTGGACCATATTGTCTAATTTTTCTAATAGAAGGCTTGTTAATTCCTAAAACTACATCAGCATGTTGTAATAAAGCATCTGACCCATAGATATCTGAATCTAAGACATAATTTCCATATTCACCATCTCTTTGCCTATCAGGGGAATCTATATTTCTGTTTAACTGACTAAGTACTACAAAAGCAACCGGATATTTCTTTTTCATCATAGTTAAAGCTTCACCTAAACTATTCAACATCTCAAATTTATTTTTTTGTCCTCTACCAACTCTAAACAGAGCTGAGTGATCCATTGTGACTAACATGTTTATATATGTACCATCATCTTTTTTGTTGCGTTCCATTTCATAATGAACAGTAGCACACATTTCATCAATAGTACATGCATCATAAACAACATTAATAAAATCATGTTCTTCTGATTTTTCATAATAATCCACACATTTATAGAATATTTTTTCATCAACAGGGTTACCCCCTTTACTCATCAGAGTGTTGTAATCAGCTCCTGTGTTCAAACTTAATTTTCTCACGCCATTGGTCTCATCAACCATTTCCATTTGGAACTTAAGTATTCTGAATTCTTGGTCAGCGTTGTGTACAATTATATCACTAATCAACTGTTCCATAAATAAAGTTTTCCCTGTTCCTGGTCTAGCACCTACTACGGTGATAGTTCTCCATTCTAATCCATCACAAAAAGCATCATTAAATTTGGGCCATGCACTACTTAAGGATTTTAATTCTCCTTTTCTTCTTGCTTTAATTTTTAAAATTGCTTTTCTTAAAGCATCCCTTTCACTTACAGGTTTAAAAGGCCTGGCTCCATTAAATAATTCTGCCATAATTTAATTTTTAAAAGTCTGAATTTTAGCTTTATTATACATAGCGTGTAATAAACTGATTATAAGTTCTATTCCAATATATGAACTTATTGACAGAGATGTAATAAAAATGTTTATTACAAAGAAGCCTATGACGCTTCCTAATAATGCTATTAAAGTTAAAATTACAGTTTGTTTAATATTCATTATACTACATTATCTTTAAAATAAAAAGTATCTTCTTCAGAAGAGTTATTGATTAAGTCACAGTAAGTTGCTAGATCAGATTCAAAGGATTTATCTATGCTTTGTTTTCTGATAAAATACTGTGCTGTTCTCATATATTCATAGTTTCTTATGCTATATTCATCAACATACTTTTCAGTAGCTAATAGTATGGCTTGCCATTCATAATCATAATTCTCAAAAAACCATCTGAAGCTTACTTCAAGATTTTTAGCATGGACTCTTGCATATTTTCCAGAGGAGAGTTTTCTATTAGGAAATATTTCTACATACTCCTGGATTTTATCAATAAAGTCTTGTCCTAGTAGGATTTGAGATGTTTTCTTTTTAGATTTCTTAAAAAATCCATTGAGTTCTTCTATAAAGATAATGCTTTTAGGCGTTAGTGTCAAATTTTCATTTAACCAATTATCTCTTTTTAACTTTTCTACCTGCAATTCTTTATTAATAAACTTTTGAGGTACTATTTTATCTTTTATACAATGTAATACATAATAAGCATTGGGGGTAATATTTTCTTTTACAAGTCTGTTGAATATTTCAGTCATCACCAAATAATTTTAGTACCATAGTTTTCTTCAAGAATTTTATTTATTTTGTTAAATACATTTTCAGAATCCCAGGTGGTTGTTTTATCATAACCTACAAGTGATGGATTTGATACATGATATTTATAATTATTATCATTTACACCATCTGCCCAATTACTTGCTTCTTTTCCCATATAAATATAAACTAATCCATTAACGTTCCATGTTAAATAATCAAATAAATAAGCCATAAAAGATTTCCATATAGCATAATGTTGATTATTTCTATTTACAGTAGTTGTTAAAGCCGTGTTGAGTAAAAGAACACCTTGTCTTGACCATCTTGCTAAATTAGGCTCAATTGATTTTGGTTTATTAGAATAAACATCTTTATTTATTTCATCTAATATAGCAATTAAAGGAGGTTGTTTTTCTAAAGTATTTCCGCAACTAAATGCTATACCATCAGCTATACCAAATTGAGAATAAGGATCTGAACTTACTATAACAACTTTTAATTTATCCAAAGGACATTCAATAAAACTATTAAATATTTTACTTAACGGAGGTGTAAACCTTTTACCATCTAAAGATAATCTAGCTAATTGTTTTATTATATTATCAAAATCACTACTATATATATATGATCTTAATTTAATATCCCAACCAGATTCTTTTAATTTTTCATAAAGTTTATTTTTAATATCCTCAATATCAAGTTTCTCTTTCATATTTTTTTATTAGATTTGTTATAAAATTATTATTATGGCAATTAAAGTTAAAGAAATGAGTGAAACAGCTATTGTTTCCATTAAAGTTAACAGGTCTTTTTACTATATGACAAAAGGGTTATCTTTTTATTTGTTTATGTTAATAGATGTTCCTGATAAAGAAGCTTATCTAAAAGACACTCTTACTAAGGCCTATGAAGATTTGGATGATTTACAAAAATCTTTCTATACTGTTGCTTTATTATTAGGAGAAATTGAAAAAGAAACAGTTGCTCAAGGACATTTTATAGAAAAAGATATGCTTCAACCTGGGGATGTAGGTTATGTAATTCCTACGTAAGATCCATGTTATAATTATCTCTTCCGATTGCTATACAAGCTTCAATAGCTAATGCAATTTCATCTTTACTGCAATCAGCAAAAGATTTACATACATCAGCAGCTTTTGTTCTATAGCATAAACCAGACCGTTGTTTAATGATAAACTTCATTTCTTCAAAGTTGTATCCTGATTCTTTTGCTAATTCTCTAATACAAGCATGTACTTTTGCTATTTGGGGAGTTGTTGCATCACTTGAAGTTAAGTCCATAAACATTTCTATTTCTTGACCTTCATTTAGTTTATCTACAAATATTTCATATTTTAATTTTGATTTATCATTTGGATATATTAACTTTCCCCCTTGTTTGATTAATGTTACTGTTAACATGTTATAATATTTATTATATGAGTTTAAAAAAAATAAGTAATAGTGCACTCAAAGTTAACACTAAAATTGTATTTGAGTATTTAACAAAATTTCCAAATGCCCCAAGCAAAACATTAGCTAAAAAGATTTATAGTGAACAATCTAAATACTTTGATACATGGGATGTTGTATATAGTAGAGTTAGATATTATAGAGGACAGCTTGGAAAAAAATCAAGAGAAAATATAAGTAATAAATTATTTCAAAAACCTTTAAAAAGTAAAATTATGCATACTAAACTTAGTTTGCCTGAATCTCATACTAAAACACGTCTTAAATTTGTTTTTCCCATAGCTTGTAAGACACTTGGTGTTTTTGGTGATGTTCATATACCTTTTCATGATAATGATGCTTTAGAAGTCATGTTTACTAAATTTGAAGAAGAAAAAGTAGATGCCATTTTAATTAATGGAGATCTTTTAGACTTTTATCAACTTTCATTTCATGAAAAAGACCCAAGACAAGTTCATTTTAAAGATGAAATTGAGGCAGGAAAAGAATTTTTAGCTTATATGCGTGATAGATTTCCAGGTATTCCTATTTATTATATACCAGGTAATCATGAAAACAGATTTGAAAGATATTTAAGAATTAAAGCTTCTGAGTTATTAGATATGGATGAATTCAGATTAGATGTTATTTTACATGTAGCTGAATATGGTGTACATTTTATACCTTTTAGAAGTAATGTTTCTTTTGGTAACTATGTAATAGAGCACGGTGATAAATTATCAGGTGCCGGAGGAGTAGTTCCTGCTAGAACTTTATTAATTAGATTAAAAACAAACGCTATTGTGAATCATTTTCATAAGTCAAGTGAAAGCTTACAAAGAGTTTTTGGAGCAGAAGGCCCAACTACTATAAAAGCTTATAGTTTAGGTTGTATGTGTGATTTAAATCCTGATTATATGGAAATAAATGAATGGAATCATGGTTTTGCTATCATGAAGAAAAAAGATAAAATAGTAATAGTAAATAATTATAAAATTGAAAATAATCAACTACTTTAATGTTTTTACCTATAACTTTTAGAGACCATGATGGTCCATATATTGAACACTTAAATGTGAGTCATATTACTAGAATATCTTTTGTTAATCAAATGAATCCTGATGCAGGGACAAAGATACATTTAAAAACAGGAGAAGTGTTAACAACGCCTTCTCCTCTTGATATTGTATCCCAAGCAATAGATGAATGCTGGAAATCAGCAGCAGCTATGATATTGTTTAATTTATTAGCAGAGAAATCTAAATTGTACAAGGGGTTTGAAGAATCACTTGAAGAAACTGATTTAGATCCTGTTTAGTATTCAGTTTAAAAGTTTTAGGCCAATCAAAATTTACAATGCTCCAGTTGTTATTTATAACTTGATCACTATCAATTGAAGATAATATTAAGTTATCAAAAATTTTATAATTATAAAGATAATAAGTAAAACCATTACCGCTTTCTTCATTAGTAATAATAGTTTTAGTAAAGTTTAAATCAATTAAATCTTGTTCTGTCATGTTTTATTTTTTAAAGTTAAAAGTATTTCATGATTTAATATTTCATAAGAGTAGTTTTTAATAATCTTATCATAATTAGTATTGTTTATAATACCATATTCTCCATGATCACTTATTCTTTTTTTTCTAAGATTAATTAATGAATACATAGCTATAGATAAATTATCTTCATCATTAGATTCTAACATATTAAGAATATTATTCATTTCTTCTTTAGTTATGTAATTCATTGTTTTTAATAACTGTAACTCAGCTATAATTATAAATAAAGCATATTCACCTTTTTTATTACCTTTAGAATATAAATACCATAAATAATTAAGATTTGAGTCTTGAGATGATAATCTATAATGTTCATCTACTATATTTTTTATATGTGTCTTATGTTGAGACATGTATGTTTTTTGCATTATTAATTTTTATTTTAGTTATTAATTACACCTACTGAAAATACATTATCAATTTCAATTAAATATTCTTTTTTAGATAGACAATCAATATAATAATACTTACCTCCTGTATTATTTGCTTTACCTTTAATATCAAGACTTGGTTGTGGTGTATGTCCTATTATTTGAATATAATTTTTTAATAATGTTGTTTTTTTATTAGAATGTTGTAATGCTTTAGGTCTTATCCAAATAGGTGTTTGCCATATATCATTACCATAACCATCAGCATATCCGTATCCTTTATCAAAATATGAATCAAATCCAAAATGATTTGGTTTATGATGAAATAAATCATTTAAAAAATCAGCTATATTGTTTTCATTTTTATTTTTTTCCCAATAACCCTCATCTTCTATAAATGTAGAACTTACTCCGGCATGTGTACATAAGTTTTTTCCAATTAAAACAGCCATCTGGAACATTTTTTCTTCTTGTATAAAAAATTCATTAAATTGATACCACATTGTTGCTTGAAAACCTGAAGTATTTCCTGTAAACTTAACACCTGGCCAATAATGATGGTCATGATTACCAGTTAATAAATATACCTTTTTAGTAGGGTCTAATTCTCTCCACTTTTTAAATTCAACAATTTCTTTAGCATTATGTAATTGAACAACAGGTTCAACATTAAATGAATCAAAATAATCACCTATAAATATAATATTATCCACATCAGGATGATCTTCAACTATGTTCTTCCAAGATTTTCTACCGTGAATGTCTCCAATATAAATATTTTTCATAACAATTTATTTTTTAATTATATCTTTATAATCAATAATGAAACCTATAGCTACAATTATATTCATCCCCAAAGATATTAATATTTCATGAATATCTTCATAAATAGTTGTCATCAAATGTACATGCCCGATCATCCAAAAAGGTATAGATAAGTTTTGACTTACCCATACCAACAGGAATTTTATAAAAGTTTTCACTGATTTAAAACAAAATTATAAGAATTTGTGCTACCTTTCATAGGAAATGTATACGTTTTTGAGCCACAATAACCTTCATTAATTCTAATTTTAACATGTGTACATTTTTTAAAAGGAACAAATCCATTCGAAGCTGTTAAATTATTTAAAATAAATAAAGCTGTTTGATCTTCAGATATTGTTAAATCTTCTATATAATATTTGTCATAAGCTCCATTAACATAAAAAGATAAGTCACATGTAATATCAACATCACAAAAATAACTACTTAAAATATACATTACAACATCTCCATCTACATTTTCTAATTTTAATGCAACTGACTTATCTTCATTAGAAAGATTATAACAAATTTTATATGGGTCATCAAAGGCATTATCAACTTTTTTGTTTATCCATTGTGCCTTTGTTATAGAGCTAATGCTTAATACTAATAATAATAATAATTTTTTCATTTTGTTTTGTTTATTTGTTTAATTCAATATTTTAATTTCTTTTAAATTTACAAACCATATATCTAATAGAATTTTTTGTAGAAAACTACTATATATAGTACTACCTTTCTACAACTATGCTATTAAATATTTATAAATCAGTTAGTTATGCTGATTTTTTATACACAAAAAATGGTATGGGTAGCTAAAAAAGCATTTTTTTATTTTTTATTTTTCAATAGTTTTTAAAAAATCAGTTATATATTTATTATTCTCATTTCTACCATTTACCTTGCCACTCGCATTAGTGTCTTCCCAATCCAAAAAATCATTTAATAATTCTCTTTGTGCGTCAGCAGTAAGTGAAAGTAATTCTTTAATTCTATTTTTATATTCATTAATTACTACATTACACACTCTTTTAATGATAGGGTCATTGTCAAATTTGCCAACATAGTCATTTTTTATTTCTTCTAATAGTTCAACTGTATTCATCTTTTTTAAATTTACGTCTGGTATTAATTCGTGGTCGCTTCCATCAAATAATTCGTGAGCTGTTTTCATAATTTATTTATTTTTTGTCCTGTTTTTTAATCACTTTACTTTGTCATAACACCTTATAAAATTCATTGAAACGGCTTTTATTTGGGCGTTACATTCCCTCCATCAACTGATCGTTCAGCTGTCTGAAATTATCGTTTAACTTAATTTGTATTCGTAATTTTTATTTAACTAAAATCATCTGAATCAGATACTCTCAATCCATCTATATATAATTCTGGTCTAGAATATTTGCTTATTTCTAAAGGATTTTCTGTGTAGTATCTTTCTAAATCATACCCATCAGTACACCAAGTAAGTGTCATTTCAATAAATACATTTGGCTCTTGCTCTTCTCCATACTCATTGACTACTCTACCTGAGTAGATATATTCTATCAGTGATTGTTTGCTGTTATAGTGTTTATTATCATTAAAGTTCCAGAGAAACTTCCAACCACTGCTCCGCTTACCTATATGTACATTCATACCCTCTATAAATTCATCCCAAGGTGATTGATTTTCATAATCGCTGGTTGGAATATCTCTAAATTCAGAATTTACATTACTAGGAGACATATCTAATTTACATATCTTAGATAACAATAAGCTCTTTCTTTTAGCTATATCAGATGCTTTCGGTATTCTATAATAATTGGTTCCCATAACTTTTATTTACTTATTTATATTTTAAGATATAGATAAGATTTCTATTAATTTTTTTAATAAGTTTACTTTTATAATTCGGGTCGTATTTGAATTAAATATATGTACTTCCCAACCGTCTTTACTGATCTCATCACTTGCATTACTTATTAATGTAATATCTCCTATTTGTAAGGTATAATAGTGCCATGTAGTAGTGCTTCCAGATGATTCAGGAGTTTCTGTATTTTTCTTAAATCCTAGATTTATTAAGTTCTGTTCTTTCATTTGTTTTATATAAATTGTACTAATAAGCTCATTACTCTACCAAGTATTGTTATTTGAAAAACATATTTTATTACCAACAAAAGCATTCATCCAATCACCGGGGTATAATATGAATTTCTTTACATTTTCACTACAATCATTTCTTACCATGATTGAATAATCTACAGGATCATCAGATAGTATTAATCCACAATTACATTGGATTGTTGGTGTTGATGGTTCTGGTTGTGTTGGTTCATATGTGTCTTTTTTACAGCTAAACATCATTGATGTTATTGCTAATATTAATAATAATTTTTTCATAATTTTTTATTTTAATTTAGTATACTTATTTCTTAAAATTAAATCCCAGTAACATACTGTTTCTTCATTCCCTTTACCATTATGAATTGTATACACACATGGAAATTGTTTTTTTGCTTGCTCTAGTCTTTCCGAAGTAGTTTTTGTTTTATCAGTTTCATAATAATAATTTAACCAGCATTCCCAATATTGATATCTTTCAGGTACAATAAATGTTACTGCTATCTGCCATTTGAAAAATACAAAAGACCACACAGGACTCCATTCAAATCTATAATCATCAGGTTCCCATTTAGTTTTCCAACCTAAAGATACGAAGTCAAACCCTATTTTTTTAGGTATAAACTCCAGATAACCGGATTTTGTTTTACTTTTTCTTGTAATTCTTGGAAAGAAGTACGGTGTACCTATTGCTATTTTACCAATGTAAAATTTAGGTGTTGGTGGTTTAAAGGGAGAGTTGTAACTCTTCATCCACTCAAAATTTCTCATAACTTTTAAAATTAATCTACTAATTTATCTACATTAATATTATGGTCATTTAATAATTGAAGTAATGCATCCTTATAATTATCTAATGTAAAATTGTCTTCATCATGTTTCCATTGTCTCCAAAAATTATGTTGAAGTTCCCAAATAAAAGATGCCATATTTGAAGATTTCATACACATCATATGTTCCTTTCTATCTTCTGGATTGTCTAAATTAAATTTCAGTATTGCTTTCATTTTTTAATTTTTAAGTTTGTTTAATTTTAAATTCATCTATTATTAACATATTTTTTAGTTTTTTTTGTTCTAAATCATATTTTTCCCAATTGTAGATTTCTAATTTTTTCATTTGCATTATATCATTTATTGTCATTTCTTCAGGTAGTCCTGCATTCTCCTGCATGATTTGCATGTAGATTTCTTTCATTTTTCCCATAATTAATTAATTTGTGTATATTTTTCTAAAGTAACTGTAAGACCTGCATTTAATAAGCTTTCACTTATATAATACATGTCTTGTAAACCACCTTCTTTAACATTGCACTTTTTAGTATAATGTGTAATTAAAGCACATTGTTCTGCTTGTAAAGCTTCATGTTTACAGAATTTAACTAAACAAGCCATAACGTATTGAAAATCATTATGATTATCATCATGCATTATGACGGTGTGTGTTGGAATTATATCTATCATTTAAAGCGGTATATTAAAATTCTTCCATGTAATTTTAGTTTGATCAAAACTTTCTAAAGCTTCTGTGACCCATTTTTCATCTACAGTGTTCATGTAACATAATATATGTACAATAGCTTTATCATCCGGATTTAAGCGTAACAGCCTACCTATCCTTTGTGAACTTTTACGTTCATTACCATAAGCATGCATAATTATACCTTGTTTTAAATCTGGTATGTTTACACCTTCGCTTAATTGTAACACTGTAGAAAGCTTATTAACTTTACCAAGTTTAAAATTTTCAAGATTTTCTTTAGATTTTATGTTACCACTATGGTAACTTTCTGCACATAATCTATCAGCTTGTTCTTGCGTATTAGCAAATAAAATGCATTTAGTTTTAATATCTTTAAATAAAATTTTAGAATATTTTTCTTTAGACGCATATTCCATCATAGCTTTCATTCTCATGATTCTAAGTATATGTATTGGGCCAGAACCATTGTTTAATCTATCAGTCCAATAATGATAATTTTTTTCTTCAGATGTAATAAAACTTTTATTTTTAGTGTTTACTGCATAATTAGCTATAGTACTTAAATAAATTTCATGAACAATTATTTTATAATCATTTAGAATTCCATGCTCAATAGCGTCATCTGTTTTAAAAGTATAAGCTATAGGATAAAATTCTGACATAAGCTTTCCTTTTTCAGAATTTGTATATTTAGGAGGAGTACCTGTTAAACCAAGTATTTTTCCGAAATAGTTATCTAAAAAACTTTTATGATTATCTAATAAATTATGACATTCATCTAAACATAGTATATCAAAATTTTTAGGATCTCTCTTATTTAAACTACGGTATGTAGTAAATACAATTCTTTCTAATAAATGACTCATTTTAAATTTATCAGCTTCTTCTTTCCAGGATTGTATAATAGCTTTTGTTGGAGCTGCTATAAGTATTTTCATCAGAGAAGTACTATTTCTTTCAATATAGTTTAATCCAATAAGGGTTTTACCTATACCTGTAGCTAATACAAGAGAACATCTATGTTTAGTATCAGTTGCATTTAAAGCATCTTTTTGTATATTTTCTCTAATCATTATATTTGTTTTTATATTAATTTAATCTACACCTTCATCATTAGTATAATGTTTTTTAAAAAGGTTTTTTAATTTACGTTGAGTATCTTTTAACCAATGTAAATAAAGTATATTTTGCCAAACATGACTTTTTTTTAATCTAACTACTGACTTTAATCTTATATTATGCATAATTTTTTAATTTACTGAAATATTAAGTTTAAACTGAACTAAAAACTTTTTATAATCATTATCATATTTTTGACTTAAAAAGTTTTCAACTTGTTTTATACCGTATATTAGTGTTGCGTGATCTTTATTAAACATTCCAGCAACTTCTGATAATCTTTTATTTGTATAACCATAATAATAAGCCATTATAAAATATCTTGCAATTGCAAATTGAGACTTATTACTTTTTTTTAATAGTCTTTCTTTCAAGTAACCGCTTGCTAAAAATACATCATTTTCTTTTAATCCATAAGGTAAGTCTAATAGTGCTTGTAAGTTTTTTTTCTTTTCAGCATCTTTAGTAAATAATACTTTTGATCTAAAGGCTGTATTATTATAGTATAATTCAACAAGTTCTTCTTTTGTAAATTTAAATTTTGTATATTTAAGAGCTGCTGTTTCAAGTCGTGTAGTCTCTAAAAAATCAATTAGTACTTTTTCACCTCTTCTCATTATTTGTTTAGTTTTTATTTTAAAGTTAATTACACTGAAATTGGGGTAATTAGAATTTTGTTATAAAAATAATAGGAGTTGTTGTGTCTACCTTTATGGATAGCTAATGATTTAAGTTTGCAACTTCTAGTCAACACGGTTAGCCAACAACCCCTATTATTTTTAATTTACTTATGCGTAGTTAAGCATGATTGATTTTTTAATTGATACAATTCTACAATCTGCCTTTAAAGATTTAACTTTTAAAGAACCCTCTTTTTTATCAAAGGCTAATAAACTTTCGCTTGCATTATTGTCTAAAATCCATTCTCTAGTTTTGAATCCTTTTTCTGTTAATACTTCTTGTTTTCCTGTTAATGTATTTCTAGTAATTGTAAACATATATTCTAGTTTTTTATTATTGTACTATTAAATTTAATCTATAGTTTATACATTAAATATTTTTGTTGCAATAAATTTTTCAGCATAGGTTGCGTCACTCATTCCTTTAATAATAGCTAAATTTTTATCTAAATTATCTAAAGCTTGTTGATGATTATATTTACCATATGCTTGTATAAAAACATTTAAGAATTGATGTTTAACCCAACGGTCAGCTTGACCAATCTTTAAAAAGAATTCATTAAAATCTTTACACATAATCTCCATATTAGGATTATTTATTTTAAATTCACCTGACTTGATGATTCTACTATTTCTATGTGCATTATTGTTACTATTATTAGCTAATGAAACTAACATTAACGGCTCAATATTAAACATATTTTTAAATTTAAGTAGTTTCATATATTCCGGATTAACAGTTCTGTATGCATATACATAATCCATTAATACCCAAGATTTTGAAGAACTATTTAAAAGTGCCATTTTATCAACTAAATCTTTTTCATCAATAATATCAACTAATATATAAGGAATATCGTCACCTATTGCTGATAAAGCTGTAGCTAAATGTTGACCGTCAATAATATAATATCTCCAAATACCATCAATTATATTAGTATAAGTTACTATTACCACTCTAAGAACACCCATATTACGTACAGATGTTATTAATTTTTGAACTTGAGGACTATCAATTGCTCTGTTCATGGGCAAAGTAGTAAACTTATCCATTTTAGCAAATTTGATTTTTAAATCCGTTTTTCCAATAACCTTCATAATCATATTTTTTATTTTACTTTTAATCATAAAGTATCAACCTCTTCAGGGTAATTTTGTATTATAACTAAATAATTTCCAAATTCTTTTTGCTCTACATTTCCTGTAGAAACAATAAGATTAACCTTTTCTATATTTGTTTGTGCCATTAAATTTAATGTACAACCCATATATATAAGTTTCATACCTTTTAATTATAGATTATCATAAATATAACTAAGTGATGCACTTGATAGTTCATGTCTCATTAATCTTTGATTTTCACTATCAAACATTCTATAACAGGTTACTATTTCATTTCCATTGTTTGTAAGTGAGTCAACTCTTTCAAGTTTTTCGGTTACATACCCGTAGGTATTATCTTTTGTATTCCATACTCTTTTACAAGCTTCTTTAATATCATTAAAGATTTCATCTGAGGGACTTTCCATAATTTGTTTATTTTATACCTTTTTATTATAAAAAAGCAATTTTATTATTATAATTACAAGAATTAATTTAATTAATAATTCCATCTGTTTTATGATTAAGTTAATCTTTCACTTTAAATAACCTAATATTCTAGACTTTTTTGGATTCAGATGAATCCAGTTATGACAACTACGACAAACAGCTTTCCAAGTAGACTGAACTAAATAAAAAGTATCTCTGTTGGAACCGGAGTATATATGATGAACATCATGAACACCATGCATACATCCGTCCACAGAGACCTGACATATCGGATTTTGAATAAGAAATATTTCTCTTAACTTAAGATACTCAAGATCTTTCTTTTTCCTTTTAGAAGAAACCAGAGGAATTTTATAATCAGTTGGTTTCTGTGAACTGTTAGTATTTAGGGCTTTTTGACAACTCCAGCAATATTTACAGTATTTAAATCCCTCATGGTTCTTCCAAATAACAGATAGTTTATTACAGCTATCACATTCTTTAAGCTTTTTGAGCATTTTTTAATCTTGGTAACTGATTTTGAGGTGTTGTTAAACTTAAAAAGTTTTTAGGCAACACTCCTTCAACAATAAATATACTAATAATTTGTTGTTTATTAATATTTAAATCTTTAAAAGTTAAAGTGTTAACAAACTTATCATCAGTTTCAGTATTTAAAATTAAAAACTTAGTAATAGGACTTTCAGGAAACAAAGATTCAAATATAAAATTAGAATATTTTATAGTAATTTCTTGTTTAAGTTTATTTAAAACTACTTGAGCTTTTTTATAAACATTTACTATTCTTTGTTTTTTCTTACTGCATAAAGTAAGTAATTCACTTTGTTCTAAAGAGTTTAAGCCATACAAAGCTCTTTTGTATAAATAGTTTTGATAACTGTTATAGTTATCTTGTTCATAAGCCATCACTGTATGTGACCGCATTTGATAATCTTTAATGTTTTGTTTTAACTTTTCCATAATATATATGTTTAATCATAAATAAAAAATGAGAGAGGGACGTGAGTGTCTCTCTCTCTCAGTTAGTGATTAGTTTTTATATTGTAAAATCTTCACTTGGTTTAATTGTACTGCTAACCGCATTGTGTGCATTATATGCTTCTCTTAGTTCATCTACATTATCATGTTGAACTGTGATATCAGTAGCATTACCTGAAATATTATATACAGTTTTACGATAGATAGGTTGTCCTTCAAAAGAACAAATTATACCTGTTTTACCTGCAATTTTAAGGTCTCTTCCTGGATTTTTTTTGTTAAATGGAGTCAAAGATTCTTTAATAACTATTTTACCATCTAAAATTTGATGTGGTGTATAATTCATTTCTAATAAAATATCAATAGGAGCTTGAATTAAAGCTGATACAGTCTGTCTTCTTAGAAAACCATTATCATCAATTAACACTCTTACTTGTTGTAATTTTACATAACCATAATCGGAATTTTTGCTGGATACATTAATAATTGCACCTGTAGTAGCGTCTGCTACAATAACTACTTTAGAGTTCATAACTAAATAAATTAAAATAAATAAATAAATAAATAAATTGTGAGCAGATTACTCTACTTTAGTTGCTCAAGCAAAAAGTAAGTGTTATTTCTTTTGGAAATTATTATCTAAAAATTAGATAAATCTATAGGGTCATCAAAGGATTCATCATCAGATATTTCATCATCAGGCCGATAATCAAAATCATATGAATGATCTTTGGGATTTGTTGTAATTACCGAATCTGCAAATGGATTTGCAATATAATTGCCGGAGTTTTGTGATATTAAGTATTGTATATCTAAATCTGTTAAATCTAAGTATTGATCTACTGTCAAATATATCACTTTTCCATTTGCTAATTGATACAACATATGTTACAACTTATAATAATATTATAAATATATGCTTTATATCTTACTTATATTAAGTAAGATTATAAATTATTGTATTATATAGCTAAAACAATAAAAAGGAGACCGGAGCCTCCTTATTATTTAGGAAAAGTATGTTTAAACATACAATTTTAAATTTCATCTATAACATTTAATTTATCAGATGCTACATATGTTGTTTCAGTATAAAAATCTCCATTTTCTTTAATTGCTCTGTACTTAACACAATAAGGAGAATATTCATGAAATCCTCTAAAGTTGTCTACTGTAACAACTACATTATTATCTATATCAATTAAGTTATTATTTTTAAGCAATTCTCTTGACTCTCCATAGCTTACATAACTAACGTCTATTTTACATAAAGTACCGTTTTGAATTATTTCAGGTAATTTACCAAAATGCATAAGTTTTATAAAATATTTAGAACCTTCTGAACTTGTACATAATAGAGGGGTTAATAATTTTATTAATTCTTCTTTATTATGATGTTGGATTATAGATTCAAACATTTTAGTAATATCTGTTTCATCAAAATTTACTGATATACTCATCTTTAATCATTTAACTGTTTATAATTTCTAATTTTCTTAAGGAGGCCTTCATCGAAATTAGTAAACCATTTTTCACCACCTAATCTTGTACTAATTTTAGGTAATTCATCTGTATCTTCATAGATAGTTTTATATCCTGTTAATATAGGTTTATTTTTAAGATCTATAGTTTTAGCATTAAAGTCAAAACCAAGAGCTGAGTTAATTAATACTTTCATAAGATAGTTTTTAATTTAAGCTAATATAGTTAAATCAATATTAATAGTGCAAGTAATGATAATCCAGATACTATTAAGTATAGTACTATCATATAATAAAAAGGTAACATCTTTTTTTCAAACTTAATGTTTTCCTCAAGCTTATATATTTGATATAAGAGAGTTTGTTTATATTCATTAATTAAATCATCTGGTGCATTAACATAGTCTACACTTTTTAGTGCATTTTCTGCATTTTCCTTTTCTTTTTTTAATTTCTTAAGTGGTCTATAAATCATATATTTAAGTTTATAAAACTCCTTTTCAGGAGCTTTGATTAATCAATTGCTAAAGGTAAAGTTACCAAAAAGGTAATATAAATTATCTCAAGCACCCATTGTAATATGTTAAAGTTATAAAAATCTAGAGTTGCCATAGTAAAAAGACCTACAAAAAAATATTGTAAACCAATACCTACTAGTAAGCTTATACTTATTTTTAATATCACTTCTGTTAAAGTCATTACGTGTGTTTTAAATAGTTGTAAATAATAATAAGGCCTGTATAACACAATAACCCTGCTGATAATAATATATAAAGGTTTGTAATGCCTGATATGTAATATATAGCACCCATAAACCCATATGTTAATAACATACCGTAAAGGAGGTAAAATAATGTTCTCATGATTGTAATGTTAGTTGATTTGTTTAATACTTAAAAAGATAGAACCAAAACCTATTATTCTATATTCTTCCCGAACTTTTGTTCTTGTTGGACTTTTTAAATATCTGAAATATCTCTTAAGAATAAGAGTAAACCTAGAACAAAGGTATACAATATTAATTAATCTTGTATGTCTTCATTATATTTGAACTCTTTTGACCGGAGCCATTGTTTAACTTCACCTTTATAGGCATAGTCTATATTTACTTTCTTAGTATGTATAGAGTATATGACTCTACCATCTACATCATCTTGTGGTATTACAATGCCTAGCATTAAATAAATACCGAATAAAAAATTCATCATAGTATATAGTTTAATTGTAAATATTATTTATTTTATTAATTCCGGAATATGTTAGTATGATACTCTCATTATAAGAGATAAGAAAGATAAGAATAAGTAATAGTGTATATAAGGTGTAGATGAGTATATACTAAGGCTGTTAGCTATATTAATTATAATTAAGTGAATGTGGGTATTTTTCAAGATAGAAACTACCAAAGAATAGAGGAGAGGTTTATTCTCAACACCTCTACAACCCTTACTCTCACTGCTTTTCAGAAAATATTACACAGTTTTTCAGACAAGTTTATCTCATCTTCAAACTGCGTATGTGTTATAAGTTTTAAGCAAAGAATAGCTTATATATTATGTAAATTATCACTGCAGACTTAAGCCAATAGATAAATAATAGCATAATCCAAGCCTTTTTAAAATTAATCTTTTTCATAACTACTTGATTTTCAATACCAAAGTGCTAATTTGCACACGGTGGAGACAAGCTTCGGACTAACATAATAGTCTACAGAACGCCCTTTAAAAGAAAACAAAGCATACCCAATTAAGGATATGCTTTGAATGTTATTATACAGTAATTTCAGCAAATAAGTCTGCAAAATCAGCCATAGTTGCAATAGCTGCAGAACTACCGTTTAGCAAAGTAATCCAAACGGTATCACCATCTGCTTGTAATTCGCAAGTGTAATCAGTGCCAACAACAACACCGTTTTGGAAGGACTTCTCCCAAATCTTTGCAAAGTATTCTTTACCTTTAATTTCAACAGTACAGGTTCTAAATTTAGTACGGTTAGCATTGTCGCATTCTTTAATTGCATCAGCAACAAAGATTAATTTACCTTGAGTTTTAATAGTTTCCATGAGATTATTTTAAATGGATTAAACAATATATATATCCCTAAAAGTAAAAAGCTGTATAAAAGGCTGCCGCAGGCTTAAGCAAAAAAAAGGGGACTTACACCCCTTATTAGTTAATCTTCTAAGAGTAATCTTTTACCCTTATGTAACACTTCCCATTCTTTAGCTAAAGAGTCTCTATACTCTTTAACTTCTTTAGCAGGTAAGCCACTTAAAGCCGTTAACACTCTTGTGTTAGGCTTTATTGATAGAAGGAGCATGATACCTTCTATCTCTTCAATCATATGCTGTACAATCATAATAATTAAATTAATTAATTAATAACAGTATAAAGCTGTAAAAGAAAGCTGCCGCAGGCTAAAAGAAAAAAAACCAAGCCTAAGCTTGGTCTTTTAATCTTGCAACATTAAATATAATATGAGTTGCAGTTGTATACACCTTATATTTTTTTAATGTACCAGCAGTTAACCACTGGTTAAGACGCGTTTGCATCTTAAGTAGTTCTCCTGCATCTGATGCAAGAAAACTAAAAATATCTACTCTAATCATAATAATAAATTAAGATTAGTAAAAAGTTGTAAAAAAAACAGGCTGCCGCAGGCTTTATATAGCACTAAGATACTCCAGTACTATATATATACTGAAAGTTAATTCTTAATTAACTCACTGTAGTATATATAATAATAAGTACTATACTTAACAACAGTATAAAGTTGTACTTACTAAGAATATATAATAACTCTTTCTCCCAGTAATTAAATCTTAAAATTGTTTTAGAAAAGTGATTTACTCTGTAGAAACAATAGGGGGTACCACTCTTTTTAAAAAGTTGGGGGGTTGATTTAGTAAGGCCCCACTACATGCTGCTATATAGTAGGGGAATTATTTGTTTAGCCGGCAATATATTTTGGTATACGTTTAGGGGGGGGGTGTTTTTCTTGGTAAAGAGAACCGGGGGTTATTTATATCGCCCTATAAAAATAATTTTAGTATATTTACATCTTCTAACATTTAGGTAAGGAAAGTCCCCGGTTTTTTTTGGGGATTTTTGTTTTATATATAAATAAATATTATATTTGTAGAAATCAGTATATATGTCAGAGAAAAAAGTATTGTTAGCCATTTACCTTCATGAGAACAGTGGTATAGAAATTGAAATTAATGCAGATAAAGGTGATATAAATGCCATCACTCTTGTTGGTTTATTAGAGCAAATTAAGTTTGATATAATCCGTCAACATGCTGCACAAAATACAGAACAGCAAACTGTAGGGGATGCCTGAGTTATACAGTAATAAACCTGTAGTACTTGAAGTTGAGCAATGGACAGGGAGTAATGCAAAGGTTATGTTATTATTTTGTAATAGATGTTTTATTACGAATAAAGAATTGTTTATCGTTACTCTAGAAGGAACTAAGAAGGCTTCAATAGGAGATTATATTATTAAAGGAATAGAAAATGATTTCTATCCTTGTAAAGAAAGTATTTTTAATTTAACTTATAACCCAGTAATATGAATGAAGAAACTAACGTAAGCTTTAAAGAAACTAAAATTCTATCTTTTGGTGAGATTTTAATTGGTACAGATTTTAGTATTGAATCAGAAGATAAGGCGATTAAAGTAAAAAACTTAATGGCCGAATTAACTAATATAGTTTTAGAAGAATATAATGACGGGGATAAGTCTCCTGTAAAAAGTTTGTTATTTGATCATGCTGTTGGAGAAATAGTAAGTGCTCAAATGGCTATAGTAAAAGTAATCACATTTAAAAATTAATTATGTCAACCTTTAAAATGTTAAGAGGCCGTACTATCTTAGTTGATGTACCTCAAAGAAAAGAATCAGCTATTAAGTTATCTGAAAAGGATGAAGATCAGGTTATGAAAGATGCTATGAAACTTTGGAATAAATTAACTGTATATGCAGTTGGTGACAAAGTAGAAGACGTTGCTGCTGGTGACAAAGTATATATTCGTACAAGTGCATTAAACTTAGAATCAGTTGAAAGAATAGATATTGACGGTGGAGTTAAGTTTGTACTTAACGAAGGGGATGTAGTAATTGTTTGGTAATTATGAGTAATATAACAGAGGAATCCTATTTAAAAACTTATTATGCATCAACTTATAGTAATGGTATGCCATCTACATTACATGACATTTCCAAGACTACAGCTTTTTGTGATGACTATAATAAAAAAGTTATAGATAATATTTTATCTACTAGACCTGACTATTATGGTGGTAAAGATGCAACATATGAAGTATTTAATGTACTTGAGGCATGGGGTTTAGATAAAGATTTTTATCTGGGTAATGTTATTAAATATATTGCAAGAGCAAGCAAGAAAAATGAATTGACAGAAAAAGAGGATTTAGAAAAAGCATTAGTTTATTTACAAAGAAGAATAGCCACATTATGATAGCGTTTAAAATAATAAGCTGTGTACTAATTGTATTATTGATTTATTTTTTATGGATGATATCAATAGTAGTTACTACTCCTTATTACGAGTGGGAAGAAAGCGTATTTGATAGAAGATCGAGTAATATAGCAATACTATTTATTATTTTACTTTCTTTTTTATTTGGTTATATAGTAAAATAAACTTTAAAAAATAAACAAAACCTTTAGTTCCAAGCTAAAGGTTTTTTTTATTCATTATTTTTTTGTATATTATTGTATATATATATATAAAAATTAAGACCATGGATATTTTAAATTGGATTTTTGTAAAAAAGTCAAACCTTATTAAAACAGAAGTTAATAAAGCTTCTACAGATTTAATTGCTTTAGGTGCAAATGTAGGTTGGTTAACAAGAGGAGACTCTTACCAAACTTATGCAATGACACCAAAATCATTAATTCCTAACCTTTATGATAAAGGGGTTGTAACACAAATTACATCAGATGTTACAGATGTTACTTTAAATACACATTCAGGAGTAATTACTACAGTACCTTCTCTGCTAGCTGTAGATACTTCTGCAACTTTTGTTCTCACAGACAGTGTAATTACAGCTAATTCAATAGTATTATTATCAGTAGCTTATCTAGGGGCGGGTCTTCCTGTGGCGACTGTTCATAGTCTTGATACTGGTGGAGCTAAGATAATAGTAACAAATGTAGGAACTGTTGCATTAGATGCACCGGTTAAAATTCATTTTACTATTATTGCATAACATTTACTCTAGAAAGTAAAAAACCTTAGACAAAGCATCTAGGGTTTTTTTTGCATATACTGATTTTTTTAACTATATTATACTATAATATATTCTCATTAAAATATAAATCATGTCAATAGGAAATTTAAAAGATTATGGAAACAAAGGAAATAATTTTCCTTGGCAGTTAAAAATGCTTCAAGGACTATCTCTTAATCAATTAAAGAATACAGAGGAGGTCCTTTTTGAAGCAGTAACCAGTACTTTATTAGTAGCAGCTATTAATGCTTATTTTATTGCTAACCCGACTGAATATTTAATATCTAAAGTTGTAATATATAATTCTACTACTACAAGTTTTTCTGCTTTTGTAACCATTGCTAGTTTATAATAAAAGATTATGGATAGTATTACATTAAAACGTATTGAATTAGCGCATCCAAAAATTAGGGAAGAGTTAAAGGCTCAATATCTTGAAGCTAACAACCTACTTGGTAAGGGGTCAAGATTAAGGTTTGCTTATGTTTTAAGGACAGCCGAAGAACAAGATGCCTTGTATAAAAAAAGACCGAAGGTAACTAATGCTAAGGCTTGGCAGTCTATACATAATTATGGTTTAGCTTTTGACATTGTCCTATTATATGACAATGATGGGGACGGGAAGTTTGAAGAAGCTAGTTGGAGTCAGACAAGGGATTTTGATAAAGATGGTAAGTCAGATTGGAGAGAGATAGTTGACTATTTTAAATCTAAAGGATGGTCTTGGGGTGGTGATTGGAAGTCGTTTAAAGATGCTCCTCACTTTGAGAAAACCTTTGGTCATACTTGGCGTACATTAAAGCCTTTAATGGATAGCGGTAAGATTATTTTTGATAACAATATAAAGTATCCTAA